AACCATCCCACAGCACACATCCTGTACCCAAAATCAATACTACAAAAAGTAGGAAGATGTGGATTGTAAGGATAATAACCGACATCAAGATTCCTATCAAAAGGATAAACCCTACCTTCAAAGCTCGTAAACTGTGCACCATACTCTTGGTCAAATATTTCTTTAGACATATTACGCTTTCTTTCAATGAGAAAAGTGTCATTCTTCCCATCAGGAAATGCGAAATTATTATCCCAACTTGGTGCTTGATGTGATTCCCATAGTGCATCACTTTTTCCCAACAAAAACAAATCATATAACCAATTAAACCCTTCAGGTGTTGATATGAATATACCTTTGCCTTTTCTATCAGATAATGTGGGAGATAAATACATATCCCAAATTCTTGGTCTAACTTTAGCTGCCTCGTCTACTATCAGCAAATCTAATCCCTCACCTACAAGTGAATCAGGATTGTCTGCTGATTTTGCTTCTACAGTAGTTCCCCACTTGAATTTGATATATCTTTCTTTCTCACTAGCTTTTTCTATATCGTTTTGATGTCCTTTAACCATAAGATTCCACACTTCTCTAAACATCAAGTCAGCTTTATCGTAGGAAAGACCAACAAGCCATATTCGTTTGTTCGGCAGGGAGGCGTAGAATGTCGCTTCCATTGCCGATGCCGTAGTCTTTCCGAAACGCCTCCCACAAACCATTACAAAAAACCTTGCCGTTTCTTTAGTAGGAAAATGAAGTTTATTTTGTCCATCGTGTGGTGTGTAGTCTAAAAATTCAAACCATTTTTTTTTATATTTATATAAATCTTGCATTTTTCTACCATATTAATTTAAGTTATAACGTATGTAAAATACAAGATATTGTATTTTGAGATAAAAAAACACAACATATAGGAGGGCAGTATGTCCGAAGAAACAAAAGTATCTAATGAAACAGTAGTGGAAAGTGGTACACAAGATGTTACTCAAGAAGTTGCTCAAAATGAGTACATAGCAGAAAGCAAAAAGTATAGAAAAAGAGCACAGGAAGCTGAATCAGAATTAACTAAACTTAAAAAAGCAATAGCAGCACAAGAAGAAGAAAAACTAAAACAAAAAGAAGATTTCAAAAGTCTTTATGAAAAAGTTTCTTCTGAAAATGCAAATCTTGCACAAGATGCAGAAAGATGGAAATCTTACGAATCTAATAAAAGAACAACATTACTTGATAGGCATCCTGAAGATGAAAGAGAATCTTTATCAAAACTTGATTTAGAAACTCTTGAATATGTAACTAACAAAATTTCAAAACCATCTAATCCTGAGGTGGTTGGTAGAGCAAAAGTTTCTGCACAAATGTCAAACAAATCTTGGAAAGATATGAATGATGATGAACGTAGAGAGTTTTACGCTATGAAATCAAAAAAGGGTTAGATTTTACTTAGGAGAAAACAATGGATAGTAAAAAGATACTTAGTGGTGGATTACAGGACCAAACTAATGCCGTCTTAGATAAATTTATACCTGAAATATGGGGTGCTTCTTTACAAGATTATTTTGAAAAAAGTCTAGTATTTGGTGCATTAGCAAACGATTTATCAGCGATGGTTGCAGGTGGTGGAGATATGATTCACTTACCAAAACATAGTGAATTAGTGGCTACAGATTTATATAGTGGCGACAATAATGCTTTAGCATCAGGTATAACTTTCGCAGCAGGTACTACAAGCGAAGGTGAACATCAACTTAAAATAGACCAATCAACAATGGCTGCAGTAGCAATTACTGATATATCAAGAGCACAGTCAAGTTATGATGTGATGAATATTTACACACAAAAACTTGGTTATGCTTTGGCTAAGAAAGTTGATTTTTACCTTGCAACAAAATTGTACCAAGAAATTACATTCAACGATGGTGCAAATAGTAATGCAGATGGTAATTCAAGAGGTAATAACATTAACTTTGTAGGTAACGGAACATACGATATCAAAACAGAAGGCGTAGCAAACATGATTAAAGCAATTTATGAAAGTGATGCAACTGTTGAAGATTATGTAATGGTATTGGCTCCTGCAACATATAGTTCTTTATTTAAACTAGCAGATTTTGCTCGTTATGATGGTACAGGACTAGCAGGTGATTCTAATCCACTTGTAAGTGGTTTTGCAGGTAAACTTGGTGGTGTTCCTGTTGTTATTTCTAACAACATAGTTCATGCACCTTCTTCTTCTTACGCTCAAAGTACAGCACCTAAGTTTAACAGTGCTGATAGTGGTGATGAAGTTGATGAACTTGCAGGTTACTTGATTCATAAAGAGGCTATGCACATTGCATACGCTGCAGGTATGAAATCAAGAGTTCAAAGTGATTATCACCTAGAATCATTATCAACAAGATTTGTTGCTGATAGTGTTTATGGTTGTTTAATTACATCAGACAACTCAAATAACAAAAAAGTATTCGCTTTAATGGATGGAATATCATAAAGTACGAATAACTAGATAAGATAGGGGGTAGGAAACTGCCCCCTTGACTTAGGAGTATTATGTCATTAATAGATAGTATAAAAGAACACGAAGGTTATGTAGGTATAGTATATAAAGATAGTTTAGGTATAGATACTATAGGTTACGGATTTGCAATAAAAGATTTAGAATTAGATAGAGATATATGCGACATTATCTTAGAGAGAAAATTACAGACACTAGAAGATAGTGTTAATTTAAAGTTTAATTGGTATAGTGATATGCCTGAAGAAATACAAGATGTCGTAATGGAAATGTGTTATCAATTAGGTGTTACAGGCGTTTCTAAGTTCAAAAAAACATTAGCACATCTACAAAATAAACGATGGGAAGAAGCATCGGTAGAAATGTTAGATAGTTTATGGGCAAGACAAACACCTAATAGAGCAAAAGAATTAAGTAATAGAGTAAAAGAGGTGGCAAGTGGACATTGACAGCCTAAAAGTTGGTGGACTTGGTTTAAGTGGCTATATAGTAAATTGGATAGATATGTTTAGTCCAATAGTTGAAGTAGGGTATATGATTGTACTTATTGCTTATTTTATATATAGAATTAAACAAATAAAAAGCGAGATAAAGTAGATGAGTAAAGGTGTAGTTAAGAGAGTAATCGTAACGCCTGATAAACACTTTCCTCTACACGACCAACCTTCCATAAATGTCCTAAAAAAGACTATAGAAATAGTCAAACCTGACGCTTATGTAGATTTGGGCGATATAGGTGAATGGGAAGCGTTTTCAGCTTGGAAATATAAACGCAAGAAAGCTCCCCCTCTTGAGTTTTTAATAAAAGATTTCGAAAAAGATGTAAAAGATGTCAATGCTGGTATGGACCAAATTGATGAATCTTTAGATAAAGTTAATTGTGAAGAAAAATACTTTACTGAAGGTAATCACGATAATTGGTGTAATATGGCAGTTGAAAAATATCCTTATATACCACAATATAAGTTTGCAAATGCTGTAGACTTAAAAGGTAGAGGATATAAGTATATACCCTTTGGAAAAAAGTTAAAATTGGGTAAATTATACTTATATCACGGACACGAATATGGTGGTCAATACCATACAAGTAATCATTTGCGAAAACTTGGTGCAAATATTATGTATGGACATTGGCACGATATACAACAAATGTCTGCTACTCATTTAGACGGACCTAAGTCTGCGTGGAGTATTGGGTGTTTGAAAGATATGAGTAGTGAAGCAAATGCTTGGCTTAATGGTAGAAGTATAAATTGGGCACACGCTTTTGCAATAGTAGATTTTTACAGAGGTGGACTATTTACAGTTCACGTTATTCAAATAATAAACGGCAAAACTTCATTATGGGGTGAGTTAATAGACGGAAACGGAAAATGTTAGTACAAAAAATGATAATACAGGCTGTTGCCAAGTTAATCAAAAAACAATTCAAACTAGACAAAATTCTTAAATACGTTGAAGAACCTAATGAACTAGATGAAGAAGTAAAAAGTCTTCGTAGCCGTATTGAGCTTTTAGAAGCAATTATAAAGGAGAAGTAATATGTTAGATTTTATATTAAATAATTCAGATTTATTAATGGGTGGTACAGGTGGAGGTATTGTACTATATATCCTCAAAAAGATACCAAATAAAGACATTTGCACTTGGGTTGAGTCAATATGCTATACAGCAGGTAAAGTTATGACTTTAGGGCTATCTAAGTGGAAATTCACTAAAAATATATGGAACAAAACAGTAGAACCATATTTTATTGATTTACTAGATAACTTTGTAGGTTCAGCAGTTAGAGGATTCATTAAAGGGTTACGAGTAGATTAATGCCATATCAAAAGACAAAAGAAGGTAGATTAGTTAATGAAATCACTTTAGGTGATGGCTACCCTTTGTCTAATGATTTACAACCATTAAAAATAGGTGGGGAGGCTTCTGTAATAGAAATCTCCCACCCTTTACCTGATGGTAGTGATAATGGTTTATTTAAAGTTAATGGCGACCTAGATATTACAGGTACACTAAAAACCAAACTATCACACGATTTAATTTACGATTTCGATGATGAAGTCAATACACTAGCACAAGCAAAGATAGATGCTCTTGTAGATTCTGCACCTGCTGCACTAGACACACTTAACGAACTTGCTGCTGCACTCAATGATGATGCTAGTTTTTCTACTACTATTACTAATAGTTTAGCAACTAAGGTAGGATTAACAGGTGATGAAACAGTAGCAGGACATAAAAAGTTTAGTGATGATGTATTAATAGCAGGAACTGCAGCAGATACAG